AGAGCGCAGGGGTGAAAGCGAAGTCGCCGCCTACTCGTTCATGTGCTCGACGTAGGCGGCGACTTCGCTTTCACCCCTGCGCTCTGGCGTATGGCTCGTGCCGCTGTGAGCGCGGATTGCGAGCTGCAGGTTTACGTCGGAGGGAAGAGGATTACGCATAGAACTGATCCTCTTCGGTCAGGCCCATGATCTCGCGGGCATAGCGGTAATGCTCTTCGACAGCCGCCAGAGCGCCACGCAGCCAGTTCGGGCCCATTACGGAATTCTCTGGCTTGCGAACGTGAGCGAAGCCGATGGCACCGGCGCGCTGTGCTTCAATGGCCATGTACCGGTCGCAGTCTGCGAGCGTCTTGGTGCCGTTCCAGCGAAGGTCTCGCTTGCTCTGCTCTGTGGCTATGTCTCGAATGTGCTGCATGGCCTGTCCTCTCTCGATGCCGATCGACGTTTCTCTGAGCCGGTGGGCTAGTCAGTCGTCGATCTGCTTGTGTAAGATCATGAAAGCATATCTTTCACAGCAGCGCAAGCGAAAAGAAAGCAACGCTTACAAATTGCTTGCAGTCGGTCGAATCAGGGCGTATAAAATGAGAAAGCCACCGAAGCGGCTCATTGCCTCGGTGGCTGATTGGTAGCGGTTTGACCGTGGGAAGTTTGCCCGCCGCCAAAAGACAAAAATGTTATAGCATAACGTTTGCGTCGTTCAAACCAAAAACCTCCCAACGGGTTGCCGATCCTTCGAAAATCGGGGCTTACGTGCCGGGATGCCGCGAATTTTGGGCTAACCGTCATATGGACAGCATGAAGACAGGCGCGCCGGCTTTCAGAGACAGCCGTACCCGCTCCGCAAGGGCAGGGGATAAACGCAGAACAAGCTGAGGAACTGCATTTTGCAGGTCTAGCCAGGAGTGACGGCCCCTTACGTGACCTACGCGAGCCGGGGCGATAAAGCGTCAGTCTGTCTTTCTACGCCACATGAGAATGTCAAGGACGGTCTAGCCTCAGTCTACCGTCTCTGGTGATCCTATAACCTGAGAAAACCTTAACCATAAGGAAATGCCAATGATTAAGACCTTGGACCTGAGCATAGAAAGCCACGCATCTGCCCTGCTCGTCGCATGCAAGGACAAGTATCGACGGTGGGAATTCATGCCCCCAGCAGATCAGCGCGCAGCGAAGAAGAAAGTTGAGCGGATCATCTCAATGTATCTCGGCGCTCACGGACTAGGTTTGCAGCCGGAGCCCCTGACCAAAGCTGAGGCAGGCGAGCGGACTGAGGAGATGGGAGAATGAGCATGAAGCGCTACAAAATTTTCTACGATGAGAACAACGTTCCAACTTTGGTGGAATTCCCTGATTGTGGCAACGTCGTTCTCTATGACGAGGCCATGGCCGAAATAGAGAGGCTCAACGATGAGCTGCTATGCTGCTCCGAGGCGTTCGAAGCTCTCAATATTGAAAATGCCCGCCTAGCAGATGCCTTGGAGACCATTGCCAACCCCATCGAAGCGATGCGGGAACAGGTCGAGGTTGACGGCGTAAAGCTCAACGAATTCATGGCGGTCACGCTCTCACTTGATCCTGACTATCTTCAAGGGATAGCCCGAACCGCTCTTAACCAAGGGAAAGGCTAGGCCATGGGCAAGCACACTCAAGGGCCGTGGAAAGTCGTCTCTAGTGGAGAAGCTGGTGGCGGTACCATCATGAAGGCCGACGTGGAGAAGATAATCCGCGACTGGCAGTCGGAGTGCTCGGGTCATCCATCCATGCACAACCAAGGTAACGTTCTTCTCGGCAAGCTTAAAGCTCTGCAGCCAAGCCATGGTTGGCTACCAATAGATACGGCCCCGAAAGATGGAACTGAGGTTCTTGTCTGGAGACCGAAAGAGAATGCGCAATCGAGAGCGCATGTCGGCGTTGACTTTTACTCTGAACAGTACCGCAGTTGGTATAAATCTCGAACCAATCAACAGCCAACCCACTGGATGCCGCTACCTACGCCACCGGTCACTCTCCCGGTCTAAGAACGTAGTGGATACTGGCAACCTGGTTCCCATCGAAAGTCAAAAACTTCGGTGGGTTGAATTGCTCCAAGACCAGCTCTTTTTCGGTGCGCTTTATGAGGCGCTTAAGAAAAGCGTGGGGAGGGCTGCTCTCGTCGATATGGATTTGGGCGACGACATAGTCGCCCTTCACCACGCGCCGTTTGGGGTTCACGTAGGCAGTGTCCCCATCATCCCATCGAGGCGACATTGAGTCGCCTGCGACCTGTACCGCATAAGCCTCCCCAATGCCGCTTAGGCTACGGGGCGCGAAAACATCGTCAAGCCTGTTCCCGTTCAAGATAAATTGCCCGTCCTCACCGCCAACCGCAGAACCAAATAGCGGGATCTTAATCCCCTTTTCGATGGCCCCTCCCGTTATGATGGCATTTGACGGTTCTGAAACAAAGGGAAACTCAGATTTTATTTGTGGGCTATCAACAGGTTCGGCACGCATAGACCCATCATTGGATGCAAGCCATTCCACCCGAACACCCGCTAAACGCGAGATAGCCACAAGGCTTTCCAATCCGATCTCCTTGCCGGTCTCCCAATTCCCAACAGCCCCGCGCGTCACCTCCTTGCCCTCCTTAGAGAGAAGGTCAGCGAGCGCCTGCTGAGAGCGCAACCCAAGGACTTCGGCGCGTACGTGCTTTATCCGCGCACCGCGTTCTAAATCGATTTTACGAGTAATTGTCATACTGAAATTATGCATCAAGAAAGCCCATCTTTCACCGAAAGAAATGCTTGCGCAAATGTGTAAGATATGCTTTCATATTGGTTATGAAGAGCTTTCAAGAAATCATCGCTGATACGAATTGGGGCCCAGCATCGCTTGCAAAAGAGATGACGGACATCACGCCACAAGCGATTTCCCAATGGGACAAAGTCCCCGCAAAACGGGTGCTGGAGGTCGAGCGGATCACCGGCATCTCTCGTCACAAGCTTCGTCCTGATGTGTTTGGGGAGATAGCAGCATGAAATACGCATTGGCACTATCAGCACTTCTCCTGGCTACCCCTGCAATGGCGGATAGTAGCCTGCGCATTGCGGCAATCACTGCTGCTGGCGTCGAGGTATGCGGGGCGGAAGTAGCCCCCGGCGTCCTCCGAGCCCTTGTCACTCGTGGTTCTGAAGAGGGAGGCGTATCGCTTGAACAAGCGGCCTTCATCACTCTCGGCATGAAGCTGGCATATCTGGACATCATTGCGAGAACGAACACGGCTGCTGAGTTCTGCTCGGCCAGCAAGCAGGCGAGGGTTGGCAGTGAGCATTGAGACACGGCCTAATCTCCGAGACTGCCCGTTTTGTCACACCAACGGCAGTGATGACGAGAAGCTGCATTTCATGGGGAACCTCATGATTTACAACGGCGGAGAGTACGTTGCCAGCTACACGATCTTTTGCACCGGCTGCGGCGTCCAGCTTCACGACGAATACAGAGACGACCTCGTGAACCGTTGGAATGGCGTAAAAGCGTCTATCGAGGAGGAAGCAGCATGACCGAGCTCCCCTCCTACCTTCTCGACGCCCTAGCCAGCTTCGACGAAGCAAGCGAACAACGAGACGATCAATCCTCCCAAGCCGATCTTTCCGCAGCATTCGAACGAATGATTGCAGCGATAGGGCAGGCATTCGTGGAGATCGAACAGAGGGCAAACGCATGAGCACTACCGGATACACGATACTGATCCTCATCGCTGCAGTCGCCTTCTGGTCTGCGTGGCGCCAAGTCAAGGCTGCCGCGATCTACGATCGACAAGAGGAAATGGACTACGCGTGCTTTCAGGCTCTCGAACAAGAGCTGATCGACATTCACTGCGCTGCTGAGGGCGCACATCCATTCGTTTTCAAACCTGAGCCTCAGTCTTCCTCCCGGCGTTGAGGGCTCGGTAGCTGGTGCCGGTTTTTGGTCTCCTCTCGGACCGGCGCCAGCGACATTCTCGGAAGAGACCACTCTGCGATTAAACGGACAGCGATCGAACCAAGGGACGAGAAACTTTCCCCTTCTGGTTCGATCGCACCCTCAGAGCCTAGAGGCGGCGGCGGAAAGGCTCTGTGGATTTCAATAACTGGTTCCCGTGTTCCCACGGCGGGCCTGTGAGACGAAGGGGCTAACTTGCCCCCTGCAACAAGGGCAGCGGCCTCTTCGTCTCCATTAATGCTCCTGATCGGCATCTGCTCGGCTCCTTAGACAAGACCGAACATAACCCCAGGAGAAACCAAGGTGTTGGAAAACAACCCGGAGAATTTGGAGCATTACTCCAAGAGGCAAAAGGGCATGAGTGACACGATTTCAGCTCAGTGGATGATAAGAGAGGCGTTCCCGCGCGACTATCACGGTGGCTATAAGGCAGCCGTCTACGCAGCGTACCGCTACATTTCACCCCGTGTAAAAAAGCATTTCACGATCCGAAGAGCGGCGGCAATTTGGAACGGTGAAGCGCGCCGTATCGACATGGAAGAAGCGGCGGCGCTTGAGGAAGCACTTATCGAGGAAGCGAGAAATGAAACTAAACGACTCCGTGCCCGTCTGGCTTCGCTGGACGAAAAGATTGCCGCTTTCAATACGCGTGTGGCTCGCTGAGCACTGGCGAGGCGTCGCTAACAAGCGCGTCGATTGGGCAGAGTGGATACTGGACGAGAAGAAGGAAGACGAGTGATGGTGGCCTTCAATTTCAAACAACAGTTCTGCGGTCCAGTCGAGCGCCGGGAGAAGAAGCAAACCATCCGCCAGACTAGGCGAGCGAAAGTCGGTGACCGCATCCAGCTCTACACTGGCATGCGCACCTCAGATTGCCGGAAGCTTACGGAAGAAGACCCGATTTGCACTTGCGTCGATTATGTCGCTATCCGTCCTGACTACCTGACAGTCGGCAATGTCGACAACCATCCTCGCGACAAAGACGAGTTCGCCCGCATGGACGGGTTCAAGGACTACGCCGAAATGCATCGGTGGTTCCACGACACCTACGGCACCAACGATTTCGTCGGCTACCTCCACCGATGGGATTTCACCTGACGTTCCCCCCGGCTGCTCGACCTCCCAAGGAGCAAGCCGAAACTACCGGAGGGGTAATGCCCTCCGGGTTTTTCTTCACAAGAGGCCGGTATTATGGACGCATACGCAAAATTCCTCGATCGAAAGCGCATAGTAGATCCGGAAACCGGCATCCAGAGCGCTATCGACCTCCCCGGCGTCATGAAGCCGCACCAACACGATATCGTGCGATGGGCACTTCGCCGCGGTCGCGCCGCCATATTCGCTGGGACTGGCCTCGGTAAGACGCTAATGGAGCTCACGTGGGCATCCAAGGTCAATTCCTACACCGGCTTGCCGACGCTCATCTTCGCTCCGCTAGCCGTCGCTGAACAGCATATCTCCGAGGCCGACAAATTCGGTCTGGCTGCCAACCTGGTTTCCTTCCATCCGGAGGAAGGTTGGGGCGTCAACATCTCGAATTATCAGAAGATGGACCATTTCAACCTGCAGGCCTTTGGCGGGGTTGTCCTGGATGAGAGCTCGATCCTCAAGAGCACAGATGGAAAGTACCGGACCCGCCTAATCGAAGAGTGCGCAAAGGTACCGTTCCGGCTTGCCGCCACGGCAACCCCGGCTCCTAACGATTTCATGGAGCTCGGCAACCACGCTGAGTTCCTCGGGGTAATGTCCTACACCGACATGCTGGCGACGTTCTTCACCCATGACGGCGGAGACACGCAGAAATGGCGCCTCAAAGGCCATGCCGAAACAGAGTTCTGGAAGTGGATGGCATCGTGGGCAGTAATGCTCCGCAAGCCCTCTGACCTCGGATATGACAATGCCGGCTACGATCTCCCGCCGCTGCACTACCATCAGCATACGGTTGGCGTGGACTATGCCCCTAGCATGGATACCGGTCTGCTCTTCCCGATGGAGGCCCGCACACTGCAGGAGCGCATAGCAGCCCGCAGAGACAGCGTAGAAGAGCGTGTCGAGCTCGCCGCAAAGATGACGCCGACAGATCGCCCGTTCGTATGGTGGTGCAATCTCAACAGCGAGGCTGACGCCCTGGTGAAGATGATCCCCGGCGCCGTCAACCTCTCAGGCTCCGACAAGGATGACGACAAACGCCGTAAGCTGGTCGACTTCTCGCAAGGCCGTATCCGCGTACTGATCACCAAGCCATCCATCGCCGGATTCGGAATGAACTGGCAGCACTGCGCCGATACGGGCTTTGTCGGTCTCAACGATAGCTTCGAGCAGATCTACCAGGCCGTTCGCCGGTTCTGGCGCTTTGGGCAAACGAAGCCCGTCAGCGTTCACTTCATCGCCTCCGAGATGGAGGGTGCCACGGTTGCTAATATCCGACGCAAGGAAGGCGATGCAGAGCGGATGGCAGCTGCCATGGTCTTGCACATGGCTGATCTGTCGAGCGCCGCTGTGCGGGGTTCTGTGCGCGACAGGCCGGACTACGATCCACAAGTTCCAATGACAATTCCAACATGGGTAGGGGAGTGCGCGGCATGATCAACGCCGTCGACCAGGTAATCACCGATCGTTATGCCATCTACCAGGGCGACGCCTGCGAGCTCATCCGTGGCGTACCCGGCGAGAGTGTCCATTTCGGCATTCATAGCCCTCCGTTTGAGGGGCTCTACAAGTTCTCGAACTACGATCGGGATATCTCGAACAACGATGGGCCTCAGTTCTGGGAGCATTACGCCTTCCTGATTTCCGAACTCTTCCGCGTCACCAAGCCAGGGCGCATCCACTCTGTCCATTGCATGCAGCTACCGACAAGCAAGACCCGTCACGGCTTCATCGGCATGCGCGACTTCCGTGGCGAGATCGTCCGCGCCTATGAGGACGCCGGCTGGATTTTCCATTCCGAGGTTTGCATCTGGAAAGACCCGGTCATCGCACAGCAGCGCACGAAATCCATCCGCTTGCTGCACAAGCAGATCACCAAGGACAGCACCATCAGCGGCATGGGCCTGGCCGACTACATCGTCTCATTCCGTAAGCCGGGTGATAACGAAAATCCCGTTGACGGCATGTTCGATCGTTGGTCGGGCGATGAGAGCCTAGATATCAGCCGGGAGGCATATGACCGCCATCGACGGCAGACAGAGGCCGAGGGCCGTACGGCGTGGCCCTTCGAGCAGTGGCGGTCAATTCTGGTTTGGCAACGCTACGCTTCTCCGGTCTGGATGGACATCAACCAGACGAACACCCTGCAGTATCGCTCCGGCCGTGATGAAAAAGACGAGCAGCACATCTCGCCGCTGCAGTTGGACGTTATCGAGCGTTGCCTCGATCTGTGGTCGGCGCCTGGCGAAACCGTTCTGACGCCCTTCCTCGGCATTGGGAGCGAGGTATACAGCGCCGTGAAGCTCGGCCGCAAAGGTATCGGCTTCGAGCTCAAGCCTTCGTATTTCCGCCAGGCCGTCAAAAACATTGGTGAGCTCGATCGCGCAAAGACCGACAATCTGTTCTCTATGGTGGGGGCCGCATGATGCGCTTCCACCTTCCATACCCGCCGAGCGGTTGGGACCTTTACAATGGATGGGGCAAGGCGCGCCGGCTTTCTCCCATCTACAAGAAATGGCGTAACGATGCAGGTTATCTGATCAAGGCTCCAAAGCAGCCTGTTAGTGTTCCATTCTCCCTGCATATTGCCCTTAAACGGCAGAACGTTAGGCAGGACCTCGACAATCGGTCCAAGGCAATCCTCGACTGCCTTCAGCATTACGGGGTCATTAAGAACGACAATCTTTGCGAACGGCTAACGATGATTTGGTCGGAGGATCTTCCGGCCGATTGCGTCGTGCTGCTCCATACAGCGGAAGAAGGGTTAGCAGCATGAACGAGCTAATGGAAATCCTGTCTCCAGTCCTTGGCGAAGAGTTGGCAAAGGACATCATCGCCCACCGTCGCGGCAAGAAATGCCCTCTGACGCCTCGTGGAGCGAAAGCATTGCTCCGAGAGTATCAGGCGACCGGCAACCCAATCGCGGCTGCAGAGGAGCACCTGAACCGAGGCTGGCAGGGCTTCAAAGCCGAGTGGGTGCTGAAGGGTAAGGGCTTCACCGACCCTCACAACCCCATGCCTCGCCAGCAGACCCGCGAAGAATACATCGCGGAAGCCATACGCAAGAACAACGACGAGTGGGAGGGCAACTCCCGCGCTCGTGACGTTCGTAGCCTCATCACCCAGGCAACACGCCAATGATCGACCACGCCCAGCGCCAGCGCGCCGTCATCTACAAGGAAGGCCTCAAGCTTATCGAGGAAGACGTATCGCTTGAAGCATTCGTTATGGGCGCTCATCGCCGCAAGTGGCCAGTCGGCGCTCGTCACTTCTGGGCTCTATCTCAGGTCTGGGCCCCACGAAACGCAGCAATGCCAGAACAGAAGGAACCCGCACAATGAACGTCCGTGCAGACATCGACGTCGAGAAAGCCTCACCACATACCAGCCCAAATATGCTGAAGATTGACCATGCTGTGATGATCGAGCTTTGGGCTGATGGCGTGTCTGCATCCGATCTCGCCAAGCGCTTCGGCGTCACGCGTCGTACCATCTATAACTTCGCAGAATACCACCGTGATCAGTTCCCGGTTCGACAGCACAAGAAGCCGTTTAATCACGTCGTCAGGTGCAGAGAGCCTAAACAGGCCGTTGCGTCCCCTCCGAAGAAGGCTAAGCCTCTAAGCCCCGACCACGTGCGGCGTACCACCATTTCCGGCGCGGTCGTCACCCTTCCGCGCATTCCTACAATAGACGGCTACGCAGCATAAACGAGGGGGACTACCATGGCGGCAAAATGGTACTGCATCCGATTGAAACCACAGGCGCAAAGACCTGCAAAGCAGGACCCGCGTATCACCAACATCGAGTTCGCTCTACGGCATGAAGGCTTCGACCACTACATGCCCCTAGAACGGCGTGAAATCGTCCACCACCGCACCAAGAAGCCGATCGACAAGCAATACCCGCTCATCCCTGGCTATGCCTTCGTCTGCGATGTGGACGACTGGCTACGCCTCAACAACTGCGATTTCGTGGCTGGTGTCCTTGGTGTGAGGGGAACCCCAATGCCGATCATGCCAACCGTCATTGACGCCGTTCGTGATGCCGAAGCCGTAATCCTCTCCGAATACGAGAGGCAGAAGGCCATGCGCCGCCAGCGCGAGAAGGAACAGGCCGACAGGCTGCAGCATATCCCGCAGCGCCGCGCCCGTCAGATGTACCCGGCAGGAACGCCTATCGTCATCGACCGCACGCACGTCCTCCTCGGCGGAATGAAGGGGAGGGTAGTGGACGCAACCGGCCGGCAGACCATCAAGGCAGTGATTGAAACGCTCAACGGCATGGTGAATGCAGAGCTGTCGTTGGCATTTGTGGAGAAGGTGGCGTGAGATACCTAGCCGCAATCCCGCTCGGAACGGAGTTCTGGACTTTCGACAAGACGCAAGGCTATCGCAGCAGGGTCCAGATCTTCAAGCATGAGCAAATGAGGGCAGATCAATGGGAGGCTTTAGGCGGCGCCTATCCTCCCACAAACCACCTTGTTGTCCCTCAGTGGTTCCTTGACGCGCTGGACAGCTACGATGCGGCTGCGGAGGATAACGCATGATAGGGGCTATCTACTGCATGGTATGGGCCGGAGTCACGGAGGCAACGGGCAGCTTTTGGAAAGGTGTTCTGTGGCCTTACCATGTTGGAATGGTTATAGGTCGCGCTGTGGAAGCCAAGTCTTCCCGCTTGAAATCATAACCAAATCAGCATATAAATCGCACCAGTGATTTGTTGGGCTGTGCTGTAGCGGAACATCGCCGGGCCCCAGAGGAGAGCTTCACGGCTCCTCGCCCAAAGCAGAATAGTCACAAGAGTTAGCGCCAGAAAGCCCGTCGTCGGATTGTCAACCCGATCGGCGGGTTTTAGATTCAGGAGATATCGTGGAACCCCTCGACATCATCTCCGATCCCTTCTCCGCCCTTGATAACTGCTGCTACATGCGCAAAGCCACCATGGACGGAATAGAGGGCTACGTCCTTCTAGACTGCGACGGAGAGGTTGAGTTCTTCACCGACAACCGCAGCAACATATTCTTCCATGCCGCAAAGCATGAGCTAACCGTGGTGGTGCCGAATTGAAGAAGCAGGTCGAGAAAGTTCTGCGCGAAGTGTTCAGCAACCACGAGCCAAAGCGGTTTACCCCGCGTTCGCTAACTGGCGGCACTGGCTGGGGCGTGTGGGATGGCAAGGCTAACCGGTTCGTTGCTGACAAAGACCTGCTGAAGATCGACGCATCAGAGATCTTGGTTAATTGACCCGCCCCATTCTCATCCTCCTCACCGTAACCCTCCTAGCTATAATAGCCGCCTCCATCATTTCATGCGCTGCGCCCCAGGTGTGCAGGTATTGCTGGGTGGCAGGCTAAAGGCGCCAAATGCAAGAGAACGAGATTTACACCTACAAGGTCGAGCTTCCTGGCAACAAGGAAACCATCATCAACGATGTGTGGTCTGCTTTTGTGGCCGATGACGGTTCCCTTCGCTTTACCTCCCAGCAGGGCTTGATCATCGCTGCCTTCGTCGCTGGCGCATGGGTATCCACGGGGAAAGTATCCAAAGAATAGAAAACCATTTCGCAAAGTGTCGTCTTTTGCCGTCTCAGTATCAGGGGCCTTAGGACGATTTTCTAATGCACCAGCCTTTCGCAAGGAGTGCGCCAATGAAATCAACCGGATGGCCGTTTTAAAATGGCGGGCAATCAAAACAGCGGCAGACGCCAGGAGAAACCATTCAGGGACGCCCTGAGAATGGAACTCGCTGCAGTAGGCGATGACAGCAAGGCTTTGCGCATGATCGCAGCCAAGCTGATCGAGAAGGCAGCCGAAGGCGACATGCAGGCAATCAAGGAATTGGCCGATCGCACGGATGGCAAGGTCGCTCAAGCGATTGTTGGTGGGGATGAAGACGACAACCCGATCAGCATCATCCAGCGCATCGAACGTCACATAGTCCGTGCGAACTCTTCAGATCCCAACGGCTGAGGTTTTCGAGCCTCTTCTCGCCCCATCTCGATACAAAGGCGCGAAGGGCGGGCGTGGCTCTGGCAAGTCGCATTTCTTCGGTGGCCTGATGATCGAGGACCATCTCGCAGAACGCGGGATGCTCTCGGTCTGCATTCGTGAAGTGCAAAAGACGTTGGCCGACTCTTCGAAGCGATTGCTTGAGGGGAAGCTAGCTGATTTCGGCTTGGGAGAAGCGGACGGGTTCAAGGTCTTCCGCGATACGATCGAAACGCCAGGAGATGGCGCGATCATCTTTCAGGGCATGCAGGACCACACAGCGGAATCAATCAAGTCGCTCGAAGGCTTCAAGCGGGCTTGGTGGGAAGAAGCGCAGACGGCCTCGGGCCGATCGCTCAACCTGCTTCGCCCAACGATCCGAGCTCCCGGCTCGGAGATCTGGTTTAGCTGGAACCCACGACGCAAGGTCGACCCTGTTGACCTGATGATGTGCGGAGACGAACGGCCGACTGGTTCAGTTCTCGTTACGGCCAATTGGCGAGACAACCCCTGGCTCACTCCAGAGCTTGAGCAAGAGCGCCTCGACTGCCTTCGCATGCAGCCCGACCAATACGACCACATCTGGGAGGGCGGGTATTTGAGCGTTGCTTCGGGCGCCTACTACGCCAGACATCTCGCAGACGCCAAGAATGAGGGCCGCATAGGCAAGGTGGCTGCCGACCCGCTCATGACCATCCGGCTCATCTGCGATATCGGCGGCACTGGCGCACGAGCTGACGCATTCACGATCTGGGCATGCCAATTCATCGGCAAGGAGATCCGGTGGCTCGACTATTACGAGGCAGTTGGTCAACCGCTGGCATCGCATCTCAATTGGTGCAGGTCAAAAGGCTACACGCCAGAGCGGGCTCAATTCTGGCTGCCGCACGATGGCTCGACCAACGACAAGGTTTACGACGTTTCCTACGAAAGCGCGCTCCGTGACGCCGGGTACAAGGTTACGGTCGTCCCCAATCAGGGGAAGGGCGCTGCATCTGCCCGTATCGAAGCAGCAAGACGCCTCTTCCCGAACATGTGGTTCAACGAGGCAACGACCGAAGGCGGTCGTGCTGCTCTCGGCTGGTATCACGAGAAGAAAGACGACGCTCGCGGCATTGGCCTTGGTCCAGAGCATGATTGGGCCTCGCACGGCGCTGATGGCTTCGGCCTTGGCTGTGTCGTCTACGAAGAACCTCACGCTCCACGGAAGAAAGACCCGCGCGGCCACGCTGGCGCAGGCGCCTGGATGGGATAGCTGAATGGCTGAAGAGAAGAAAGACGATCTGCTCGCAGAGGGCAGGACGGCGTTCGAGCGCTGCCAGGACGCAGAGTCCGACAACCGGCAGACCGCGCTCGACGATATCCGCTTCTCTCGCCTCGGTGAGCAGTGGCCGCGTGACATCGAGAAGCAGCGCAGGGACGAGTTTCGCCCGTGCCTTACCATCAACAAGATGCCGGCATTCATCCGCCAGGTCGTCAACGATAGCCGTCAGAACAAGCCTTCGATCAAGGTCCACCCGGTCGATAGCAACGCGGACCCGAAGACGGCCGAGGTCATCAACGGCCTGATCCGCAACATCGAATACACGTCCAACGCTGACGTGGCCTATGATACGGCGATCGAGCAGAGCGTTTCCGGTGGTTTCGGCTATTGGCGCGTCGGTATGGATTACGCCTACGAAGACACGTTCGAGATGGATCTGTCCATTGAACGCGTTGCAAACCAGTTTTCCGTCTATGGCGACCCAGACAGCATGTCGGCCGATTCCGCCGACTGGAACGTGGCGTTTGTCGTCGAACCGATGCGCAAGGCCGAGTTCGAAGCCAAATACGGCAATAAGAAGAACGCGGAAGGTGCAGACGTTAACGTCGATTTCGAAAGCGATGCTTGGGCAAACGCCGGCATCTGGATCGAAGACGAAACCGTCATGGTTGCCGAGTGGTGGAAGCGTGAGCCGATCGAAAAGGAGATCGTCAAGCTTTCCAACGGCCATGTCTATGCTGCCGAGGATCTGGAGAAGGACATCGACCTGCAGGCGATGCTTGATGCAGGCGTGCTTCAGGTCGTCGGCACTCGCAAGACGCGCTCGCACAAGGTGACGCAAATCATCATGTCGGGCGCCGATATCCTGGAGAAGAACGACTGGCCTGGCTGCTACATCCCGATCATCCCTGTTTACGGTGATGAGATCGTGGTTGAGGGCAAGCGTTACTTCCGTAGCCTGATCCACAGCGCCAAGGATGCGGCGCGGATGTTCAACTACTGGCGCACGACGAGCACGGAGCTTGTTGCGCTGGCTCCTCGGGTGCCGTGGATTGGTCGCAAGGGGACGTTTGACAGCGATGTGGACCGTTGGGCGACAGCGAACACGCAAAGCCATGCGTTTCTGGAGTTTGACCAAGAAGCCCCCATCCGTCAGCCTCTCGACGTTGGCCCAGCCGCAGGAGCCCTGCAGGAGGCGCTGAACGCCTCGGACGACATGAAGGCCATCATCGGCATTTATGACGCGTCCTTGGGTGCCAGATCGAACGAGACGAGCGGCCGCGCCATCATGGCACGCCAGCGGGAAGGGGATGTAGCGACATTCCACTTCATCGACAACCTTGCCCGCGCAATCCGTCATACCGGCAGAATCCTCATCGACCTCATTCCGAAGGTCTACAGCGATGAGCGCGTTATCCGTGTCCTCGGTGAAGATGGCTCTCCTCGCTCGGTGCAGGTCAACAGCGGACAGCCTCAGCCGGTCATGGGTTCGGATGGCAAGCCGCAGGAAGATGAGCAAGGCCAAGCCATCATGGCGATGCATGACCTCACGGTCGGCAAGTACGACCTGACCGTCACCACCGGCCCGAGCTTCACGACGCGGCGCGAAGAGGCTGCAATGCAAATGACGGAGTTTGTCAGAGCATTCCCGGCTGCTGCGCCTGTCATTGGCGACCTTCTGGCGATGAACCTCGATTGGCCTGGAGCCGACGAGATTGCCGAACGCCTGAAGCACATTAACCCCGCACTGCAGAACAAGGGCTTGCCGCCTGAGGTTCAGCAGATGATCCAGCAGGGCCAGCAGGCCATTCAGGAGCTTACACAGAAAGTGCAGGCTCTGGAGGCTGACAAGTCGGTTGACCAGTTCAACGCTGAAACCCAGCGCATGAAGGTCGTAGGCGACCTCAAGAACGATCAGGCGACGACCGCCATCAGTGCGGCTTCGCATCTCGTGAAGCTCGATCAGCCGCAACCGGCACAGAATCCCACGCGCCAAGGGTAAGCGGCGCTCGTTTCCTCCCACCAACCCGAAACGGAGTGGACCTCGATGCAAGAGGCTTTGACGGCTGTTGCCGATGCACAGGCTATGCCTGCAGGCGGAGAGCAGCAGCAGAATGCAGCGAATGCCAGCGAAACCCCAGAGGTCGAACTGGAGAATGACAACGAGGTCGTAGACGGCGAAGAAGGCGAAGGTGAAGGCGATGAACAGCCGGAACTAGAGCTTGCCGACGTTGAATACGAAGGAAAGGCGTACAAGCTGCCTCCGGAGCTGAAAGACGCTCTCCTCCGGACTGCAGATTATACCCGCAAGACGCAGGAAGTCGCGGAACAGCGCAAGACGGTCGAAGCCAAAATGGCCGAAGCCCAAGCCGCCTACCAGACTTCTCAGGAAGTAATCGAGGCGCGGGCAATCGTCCACAACATCGATTCACAGCTCAAGCAGTACGAGAACGTCAACTGGCAGGCGCTGGAGAACGAAGACCCCATGGCGGCAATGTCGCACTGGCGTCAGTTCCAGCAACTGCAACAACAGCGCGGTCAGGTCGCTCAATACCTCGACAAGACGCAGGCAGACTTGTCCGAAAAGGCGAAACAGGCAACTGCAGATCGCCTCCGGGAAACAAGAGCGTTTGCGGAAAAGGAACTCAAGGGCTGGTCGCCCGATCTGGATAACAAGATCACCGAGTTTGCAACGAAGGATCTCGGCTTCTCCGTCGACAGCCTTCGCGAACAGTACACCCCGCAGGTGTATCGCACGCTCTATCTTGCCCACATCGGCCACCTGGCTCTCCAGAAGCAAACAGCCGCCCCCAAGGCCGCTGCCCCGGCTGCCCAACCCCTCAACAAAGTGACAGCACGAGCAAACCCGCCTCCCACGGGCCTCGATGATCGCTTGTCTCAAGATGAGTGGCTGAAACGCCGTCAAGCGCAGATCGCCAAGCGGGGCTGATCCCAACCTCTCCCTGAAGGACAGAAAGCCTCATGGCCAATACGATTCTCACCCCCACTGCGGTGACGCGCGAAGCGCTCCGCATCCTCCACCAGAAGCTCAACTTCGTCGGCTCGATCAATCGCCAGTACGATGACAGCTTCGCAAAGTCGGGCGCCAAGATTGGCGATACCCTGAAGATCCGTATGCCTAACCGCTACACGGTTCGCACGGGCAAGACGATCGCCACGCAGGACACGCAGGAAGAAAGCCAGAACCTCACTGTGGCGACACAGAAGGGTGTGGACACCAACTTCTCGTCTGCTGACCTGACTCTCTCGCTCGACGACTTCTCCAAGCGCATCCTGGAGCCGGCAATGGCCGTCCTGGCTGCGAACATCGAATACGACGCGATGTCGATGTTCAAGGATGTCTACAACGCGATCTGGACGCCGGCTTCCACGCTTGCATACAACGACGTGCTTTCGGGCCGCGTTCTCATGCAGCGCGGCCTTGCTCCGCTGAACGACCGCAGTGCAAACCTGAACTCGCTGGACATGTCCACCTTGGTGAAAGACACCAAGACGCTGTTCAACGACCAGGCTCAGCTCTCCAAGCAGTACAAGGAAGGCTACATGGGTCGCGCCGCTGGCTACGACTTCATGGAAAACACCTTGTGGCCTGGGTTTACGCGTGGTGGCGCTGATGCAAACTACGTCGTCAACACCTCGACCGGCATCACCTCCGGTTCCGCAACGATTGCAGTCACGGCTGGTACTGGTACGCTCGTCAAGGGCGATATCATCACCATCGTCGGCGTCAACTCGGTTCACCCGGAAACCAAGGTGGACAACGGCGTCCTGCAGCAGTTCGTCATCACGGCGGATTATGTAGGCGGCGCGGGCAACATCACCGTTTCCCCGACCCCGGTCACGTCAGGCGCCAAGCAGAACGTCGTCATCAACTCTGCCGGCGCAAGCAAGGCCGTTGTTGTCGCGGGTACTGCATCCGGTCAGGACACGACCTCGCTGCTCTACCAGGAAGACGCGTTCACCTTCGCCACGGCCGATCTGGTCATGCCGAACGGTGTGGATTTCGCACGTCGCGAAGTCCAGGACGGCATCTCGATGCGCATCGTCCGCCAGTACGACATCAACAACGACAACCTGCCTTGCCGTATTGATGTCCTCTACGGCTACAAGACGCTTCGTCCGGAATGGGCGACCCGTCTGCACTTCAACTAAGGGTCTCCAGAAAGGATAATGGACATGCCAGTTGAATATCTCGGCGCCGGTTCCCCAGACGGAACCCAGCTCGGCCGCAACACCACAACCGACAAAATCGGTTTCTACGGCACTACCCCGATTGTGCAGCGGGCTTCTTCTGCACAGGCATCCAGCCTGATTGCTGCCACCACGTCGCTCACTGCGAACATGGCTGCGGCGATCCAGGAAATCATGGCCACCATGACCGCTCTTGGTCTGTGGAAGGGTTCTGCCTGATCATGAAGGTAGTCATCGGGGTTCCGACCCTTACGAAGCCCCATGACGCCACGCTGAATGCAATCGAAGAAGCAATCCCGGCGCTCGACAGTGCCGGGATTGTTCACAGCCTGGTCGCTGAAATTGGCTGCCCATACATCAGCAGTGCCCGCGCAATGCTTCTGCGCAAGGCTTTTGATGTGGACACGGACGCAATCGTGTTCCTCGACCACGATGTTTCATTCCGTCCTGAAGACCTCGTGAAGCTGATCGAGGCTCCTGGAGACGTGGTTGCCGGAACCTACCGCTTCAAGAAGGCGGAAGAAGAATACATGGGGGCGCTGGTCGATACCGATGATCACCGTCCGATCGTCCGCGAGGACGGATGTATCAAGGCTGATCGTGTCCCGGCTGGCTTCCTGAAGATCACGCGCGCTGCAGTCGAGAAGTTCAAGCGCTGCTTTCCTCACCTCATTTTCAAGGACCGCGACGGATTCGAATCCGTGGATCTGTTCAACCATGGCGCCCATGACGGGCTCTGGTACGGCGAGGATTATGCCTTCTGCCGGAATTGGGTCTCCATCGGCGGGGAAATCTGGCTCGTTCCTGACCTGAACATCGATCACCACCAAGGCGAAGTCGCCTATCGCGGCAATTTCCACGAATTCATGCTGCGCCAGCCTGGAGGCTCGAATGAGCATCAGCAACTATAGTGAGCTTAAGGCCGCAGTCGTTGACTGGATGGCCCGTTCCGACCTGACCGGCAACGCGGCAGACTTCATCACGCTTGCCGAAGCTCGCCTGAACCGTCTTCTTGGCCCCGTAGGCACGACGGCGAACCTGACCGGAGTTATGGGCGCTCAGACACTCGATATCTCGTCTCTGGCCGTTCAGGAGCCGCAAAATCTGTACGTCAAGGAAGGCGTGTCGGACTATTTCGTTGTTCCGCGTGCGCTCGGCACCTACTCAACGACCGAAGTGCAGGGACGCCCGACGATCTGGGCTATCGAAGGCGACACGATCACGTTTGATCGGCCGATGCTATCGGCCTATCCGTTCCGCTTCGTCTATCTCGGCCGGTTCGCGTTGTCAGACTCGGCGCCCACCAACGAATTTCTGACCAATCATCCTGATCTCTACCTTGCTGCGGCGATGGTCTGGGGCTGCGGTTACGTCAAGGACCAGTCTGGCGGCGTGTGGAAACAGATGCTCGACGAGTTCACGGCGGAGGTTGCCAGCGACAACGCCCGCAAGAAGCGCTCGCAGCTCACCGTTGATCCCGGCCTCGGATCGATCGGCCGCTACCGCTACAACAGCACGGTTGATTCATCGCTATGATGATCCCGTTAAGCCCATTTGAGCCTGACAAGAGCCCCTTCGAAGGCTCCAGCAGCGCCAACGTCGTCAACGCCCAACCTGTGGCCAACGGCTGGGGACCAATGGCTGGCCTGACGGTGATTTCCGATGCTCTCCCTGCTGAATGCCGGGGTGCTGCCTATGTGCGCACGGCTGCTGGGAACTATGTAATCATCGCTGGCACAGCGACGCGCCTTTATCGGCTAGATACCACGGATTATTCGTGGACCGACATTTCCGGCCCGAGCGCCCCCTATAACGTGCCGCTGCAGGATGCATGGACCTTCACCCGCTTTGGTGACCAGCTGGTGGCGCATAACATTTCCGATGCCATTCAGGTCTACGACATCGAGGCTGCTGGCAACTTCGCGGATCTCGGCGGCAGCCCTCCAAAGGCAAAGTATAGCTGGGTAGCCGGTGACTTTCTCGTTCTCGGCTATCTGGAAGGCACGAACGGGCAAAAGACGGTTCGCTGGTCCGGTGTCAACGACATCACCTTCTGGACGATCAAGGAACGCGGGGCAGACTTCCAGGAGCTCCCCGAGGGCGATGAGGTCATGGGCGGCTTTGCGGAGCAGGGCGGGTTCACCGTCGTCCAGCGCGCAGCGATGCAGTTCTTCCCGTTCGCCCCGTCGTCTGGCTTCACCTTCACACGCACGGTCCTGAACCCGAAGCAGGGAACGCTTGCGCCTCGGTCTATCGTCTCTATCGGGCCAAGCCGGTTCTTCTATCTCTCGGAGGACGGGTTCTTCGGCGGCGTCGATCGCCAACCAATCGGCGCTGAACGCGTGGACCGCTGGTTCCTCGACCAGATCGACCAGACATATTTGGGCGACGTGCAAGGCTCGGCAGACCCGTTCGAGAAGATTGTTTGGTGGAAGTACCGCGCCAAGAACGGCAGTTTTTATCGCCTCGGCTATGACTGGCAGCTTGACCGCTGGTGCACGACAGATATCGCGGTTGGCGAGATGATGGCGCTCGCCACCCCAGGCATTACCTGGGATGGTCTCGACTCTCTCTATCCCGATATCGCTTCTGTGTCTGAAGCCTTCGATAGCCGGCTTTTCTCCGGTGGTCGCCCGACCTTCGCGACGTTCACGACCGACAACAAGCTGGCCTATTTCTCAGGCCCGGATCTTCAGGCGACGATAGAGACGGCAGAGGTCGAGATAGACCAGAAAAACCGGACGTTCGTCAGCAGCGCGAGAGTGATCACAGACGCGCCTCTGTCTGGCTTCACGCTTGCCGATGGCGTCAAGGACTACCACGGCGGCAGCATCACATGGTCAACGGCGAACGTGGCAAACAGGGCAGGCGAAGTTCCTTTCAGGTCTGACGGCAGGCTGCACAAGTTCCAGCTGGTGATTGCGGAAGCGGCGGTCTGGTCGATCGCGAGCGCCGTCAATGCCCATGGAATGCCGAGTGGTGAGCAATAATGGCTGTTCTAGGCACATTCGTCGGCAATGTCGCGATACCGGTCACGCTAAACCTGGCGGGCACATCCCTGACCGATCTTGTGACGGCTGCGGACG